GCTAAATTGAATGGCGGTATCAGAAAAAGTAACCGCAGCATTTAACCTAGACTTATCTCCAGAAATGCTAGCTACTTTAATATACGCAGCAATAGCTACTTTATCTTCGCCTGTTTTAACTGGGCCATAAGGTGTATTTAAAAAACTACTTCCTTGTAATTCAATAATCTTTTTTAGTGCCATTTTAAATACTCCTGTTTTATACCTAGCTTAATATCCCAATCACATCAGGTTCGCGCATCATAAGCAATTCTTCGCCGTCAACAGTAACCTTTTGCCCAGAAAATTCACCAAATAGCACATGGTCGCCTTCTTTGACGCTCATAGGTTCAAGAAACCCTTTTGGATTTTTTTTACCTTCACCAATTGCCACAATGATACCGCTAAATAACTTGCTTTGGGGTAAAACTATTAGCTCAGATAATTTTTCTGTGTCTTGACGAATTAAAACACAATTACTCAATGGCTTTAAACTCATTTTTTACTTTTTACCTTTGCTTTTGCTACTGGCTTTTTCTTTGACGCTGTATGCGATTGCGACCGCTTGCTTGACGGGACGCCCGCTTTTGACCTCGGCTGCGACGTTTTTACGGAAAGCTTCTTTGCTGGGGCTTTTTTTGAGAGGCATGGTTGCTCCTTGAGTTCAGGCTTTTTACGGCCAAAGTTAAAAAGTTCTAAAATAGTTTTCCACATATCATTTACCTTTTTTAGCGGTCTTTGCTGATTGTTTAAAATCTTTTGCTGTTGGAGCGCCTGCGCTGCCAGGCTTTCTCATTTTTTCGCCGCTACCCGCTTTGATACGAGCTTGTTTAGCGTGAATGTTTGCGTACAATCCAGGTTTAGTTGCCATTATGACCCCATCCATGAGTTAAGGGCCGCGCCCTGTGATTGATATGTATGTTTACGAATTGTATTACGAGTTTCCCGATGTGCAACAGGAAATGCAAAAGTTAACGCAATAGCATCTGCTGAGTCAGGTGAAGCCAATCCTCTAGCTTTCATGTCTTTCTTGCTTTCCAAGTAAATGGCGCCTTTAGAATCAGGTTTCATCAACGGTGAAATCAAGTCCGTTTTAAGCGTTTTTTCTTTTGGTACGCTAGCGCTTTTAAGCCAATCTTTCATTTGCCCCCAAATTTGGGCGCGCATATTGCCGTACATCATCGGGTTTCTTGACTTGTTTGCAAAGTTTACACCCCTGATCTTGTAGCGTTGTTCCTTGAGCCGGTCTACTACCCCCGCGCCTAGTCCACCCTCGTCGATCGCTACTACTGCGGGGTTGTACTGCTCAATGGCTTCGATGACGTGGCCAACTACCGTCATGGTATCGTCGCCCTTGAACTTGCGAATTTCTACGATGTCCCGTCCTTGGCGCACTGCAATAACTGTTGAATCTGAACCAAAGCGGGCTGGATCAACACCAATGACGATGGGCGCGGAGTCATCTTGCCATTTGTCCCGTTTCATGGCGTCGTCAACTAATGAGGATGGTATGAACTGATCGTCACCTTCTGATGGGAACGAACCATACACCTCAACGTGCGCCTGGTAGGAGTCAGCGCCATATTCTTCAATGATTTGGTTGTACACGTTCTTGTCGGTACCTTCTACATCCCGAGCGTCTACCTGCCGAGATTGCCAAAAGTCACGCTTGCTACCTTCGATTGCTTCGTAGAAATAGCCTGTATTGCGACGCGGGTTAGAGAAGCAGCACCAAAAGCGGTTGGGCGTGTTCTCTGTAAAGAATCCGCTAGTCACCGCCCAGATAGAGTCGTCAATACCCGATGCCTCGTCAAACACGACCATTACCCCGTCGTAGTTATGCACACCCGCAAACGCGTCAGGATTCTCAGCCGACCATAGCCGCCCTTCCAAGTTCCAATAGCGTGTGCCTTTCTTTAGATCACGCTCAACCAACTCGGTCAGCCATTTGGCAGGCATAACTCTAGTGGCTGATATCTCCCACCAGTGGGTGTTGATCGACATGGATGACCACTTAGTAATCTCGGCCCAAGTGACTGAGCGTAGCTGCGATTCGCTGTTGGCGGACACAATGACTGTTGAGCCAATGCGGGTGGTCATCATCCATAGAACTAGCCAAGACACTAATGCCGATTTGCCAATACCGCGACCAGAAGCAATGGCTAACCTTAAAACGTCAAAGTCAACCTTGCCGTTGTTCTTCTTGATGTGTTCGGCAAGATCATTGAGTACCTGGCGTTGCCATTTGCGTGGTCCAGCGAAGTGTTCTAGCGGTGTGCCAGCTTGCCCCCAAGGAAAGGCAAACATCACAAACGCTAGTGGATTGTCTTTAATGGCTGGTGACCATAACCGCGCCATGAGTTCTTGTTCATCTTGCGCGGAGTAGCGGGTAGTTTGCATTAACGCTTGCCGGTTTTGGTGTAATTCTTTAATGACTCAAGAAGGGCGCGTTGCACAGGGCTATACCCAAATTCTTGATTTACTTCTTCAGGCCATTGATTAACAACATAGCCCCTAACGGCTGCGTCGGTTGCGTTTTGAAGCGCGCGTTCTTTATCTTGCCCTGTTTTTAGCGATTGTTCATAATCTAACGAATGTTGTTTTAATAACTCAAGTTGTTTAGGGTCAAAAGTTGTAGCCAATTTATCGCTTATTTCACGAGCGTAAGGGTCAACGTGCATAACTTCACCTGCTAAAGCATGATAGTTAAATTCGTTAGGTCTATAAATTTCAATGCCTAATTGACCCATTGGTAATTCTTTTGGGCGCGAAAACGTGCCGTCGCCTAAAGGCTTACCTGTTTCATCAGGTGGGTATGTTTGAGCAAACCCAAAACCTTGATCTGGGTTGGTAATAACAACTGGTTTGTGCTGTGCAATAAACGGGTATTCTTCTGTCGCTTTACGCATTAGCGAGTCAATGTACGGATTAGAATTGCTTCGGCTTTCGGGCGCCAAAGCGTTGACAACTTCGGCATCTCTTGCCAATGCGTTAAGTGTAGCCATTACGCTGCTTTCTTTTGTTTGACTGGTTTGTATTCTACAACTTCAGGTTCAGAATGAGCAAGGGCGTCGATGACTCTTGATTGCGCTTGCTCAAGAGCAGCGGTGATGGAGATGCGTTGTTCAACGTCGATGGATAGTTGTTGTTTGGCAACCCACCCGTGTTGGTGCTGGAGGACGGCAAGCGCTGCTTTGGCGTCGCCTTCTTTTGCAGCAAGATGCAAGACTTCAGACATTTCGCGTTCACCTTCTGCTCTCCCTTTGAGTTCAGCGTATTCCGCAATTGGGTCAAACAAGATCAATTGCCTGTATTCGGTGGGCGTCATCCCGGCGGCTAACGCCAACGAGTCACCCTTGAGGCCGAGCTTGGCGGCTTTCATTATGGCTTCGAGCCGCGCTTCGGTGGCTTCGAGCTTGCGAGGTTCGTAGTGGAAGCTTTGGAACATAAAGGGAGTGTAACGGATTTTAATAAAAAATAAAAATTAAAAGCTTAAGTGCTATTTGTATAAAAAATAAAAATTGTTCGTGATACCTGGCAGCCACCAACTCAAAACTTTTTGGCCCTACCCGGGGGCCTCGCGCTAAAAGTGAAAATTCTAGGCAAAAATTGCCCCTAGTTTTTTGGGCGCGATCTTAATAAGTTAGTAGCTACTAACTACAAACTAACGGGGCTTTCTTTTGCCCTTTGCCTTTTCCTTTTTGGTTTGGGCGCGTGGACAAAGTGGACTTATCCACGCCAGCCGCTAGCTTGTAATTGTGGACAATATGGATAAGTAGTTTTTAGATTGTCCACATTATCCACAAACCAGTTCAGAATTTTGGCAGCGCGGAAAAGGTGCGGATAAAAAGCAGCATAATTGTGGACATTGTGGACACTTTACCCACGCATTTTAAATCGCTGGCTTATAACATTCGTGGCGTAAATACAACAAATATACAACCTCTATCTATATAGCTAATAAATATTGTCCACATTATCCACAAACCTGATTTTATAAGGCTTCGACGCCCGTTTTCGATTGTCCACAACACTATCCACAAACTATCCACCCATTGTCCACAAAATATATTTTGCGTAACCCCTTGCGTAGTGTAAATAAATCCTTTACATTCTTAATTAACGGCAACGGATCGCCGTTTTAATCCACTAAGTTAAGGTAAAAACATCATGCAAAATCTATTTAATACTCAACAATCAACCCTCGACGCGCTGCTATTGATCGCCGGCAAAAAGGATATTCGCTATTATTTGAATGGCGTTTATATCGAATGGGATCGCGATACAACCCGCGCCGTAGGTTGCGACGGGCATAAGCTAGGCATTTATCAAACCGCGTCGCCTGACAATGCCGGCTGCGGTTCTATCATTGTGCCGCGCGATGTAATCGAATCGCTGCCTAAAAAGTGCGGCAAATTGGAATTTGCACAAATTAGCGAAACCCATTGGCAAATTGATACCGGTAACGCCGTGATTAAGTTCGCGCCCTGCGACGCTAAGTATCCGGATTTTCGCCGCGTGGTGCATGGCTTACAAACCGCCGGCACTAGCGGCGTGGCTGGCGGCTTTAATCTTAAGTTTTTAAACCAGTTCGAAAAGTGCGGCAATATCTTAGCCGGTTCTAAATTGCGCGTCGGTAATCGCCTGCGCTTACATCACAACGGCGACGCGGCTGCGCTTGTGCTTCTCAATTGCGTTGATGGATTCGCCGGCGTGGTTATGCCCTTGCGTAATTCTGTTGGCTCAACTGGCGCGCTTTTCCCTGCTGAACTCACAAGCGAATTAAAAGCTACGCACGAATTGGCAGCCGCTTAACGTATTTGTAGTGGATCGCCAGCCGGCGGGCGTTATCGCCGGCACTTATTCACTAAATAAAGGACTTACACCATGCAACGAATCACTGATAAACAACTAGATAGCTTGTGCGAATACTTAAACGAACTCACTGGCAGCCCAAAAACCTACGGCGATCGCGTAGCGCAGCCGGACGGCTCTACCCGCTTCACCGCTAACGTAGGGCATTACCATATTAGCCACGCCTACGGCGGCGTATGTTTGCACCGCGTAGTGAATGAGGGCGGCGGGGTCAATACGCCAGTAGTTCACGGACACGTGCCTAAGCGCGAACTATATAACCTGATCCACGCCTTTATTAAGGGGCTGGACGCGGTGCGTTACAACGACGTAGAACTGAAAAAGGCGGCTTAATCATGCAAAAACAACCTACAAAACTGGATTATTTGGGCGCGGCTATCATGGGCGCGATTCTTGGGGCGATGTTGGCATACGGCGCACTAGGGGGCTTTTAATCATGGAATTTAGATACATAGACGATAATGGCGTGGCACTAGATGATTATGGGCATGAATTTAGGGGTGAAGATGGCGCAATAGTTATCGTGCCACCTAAAGATCGCGGCTTTTATGACCTCGCATATAACGCAGATTTTTTAGACCAAAAATGGCTAAACCGGTTTCAGATTTTTGCAACTGATGACGGCTTTATGGCGTATGACCATGATTGCGACGAATATTTAAGCGACGAAAACGGCGACAACTGTTTTGATGGGTATTCATATGCTATGGAATTAGTAAACGACGCAATCGCAGCCGTTCAAGAACATCAAGGAGATTAAAAATGGCGAAATATCAATTTGTGCAACCTGTTTATCACTACTACGAAATCGAAGCCGATTCGATAGACGAAGCATACGAAAAGACCAGCGACACCACCGAAGCCGATTGCTACGATGTAGTGATTGGCGATTGGTTAGACGCTACACCGGAGAATTAAGACCATGTTTACAGTCATTTATAAAACTTATATGGGCGGCGTTGAATCCTACGCTTACCGCCGCTTTACCAATAAAGCAAACGCGACAACCTTTGCCCGTAAAACGGGCGGCACAATAGAAAAGGCATAAAACCATGTTTAACACTTACAACATAGAGGCGACGCCATGCCCTGAGTGCGACGCTAAAGAATTGGTTTATAGCCAATATTGCAACGCCGTAGCTTGTCAAGAGTGCGGCTTATGGTTTGATTTATCTGGCAACATTTTAGAAAACGAAAGCGAGGCATAAAAATGGCACATTTTCGAATTTTGGCAAGTTATACAGTTTATTGCTCTATAAATGTAGAAGCCGACAACATCGACGAAGCGCGGGAACTGGCGCGCGACGCCGACGGCGGCGATTTTAACAGCGATTATAACGGCGGATGGAATATTGATGATGTAATCACCTTACAAAACGAAAGCGAGGCAACAGCATGAACCCATTACCACTTACCCGTAATCACGATCAATCGTGGATCGAAACAATATGGCGTGCGGTTGATCTTGACGCGTTAGACGATGAGCAGCGCGACGATTTTTGCACAGCTATGGCGTGGATTTGCGAGGAATTAAACAACGCCGGCTGCACTATTGACGATCAATATTAAGGAATAAGACTATGAGCATAATTTATCTAGTAATGAGCAGCGAGGAATTAGAGGACGGCAAGGAATACGTAGAAACTTGCCGCGCATTTTGCCACTTTAAGGACGCCGTAGAGTTTAGGGATCACCTAGACCGGCTTTTTAAAAGCGACGCAACCGCGAACTATACAGAATTTTACGTTGAAAAAGTGCAGCTATCGGCCACGGCCTACGTGCCGCACAATTTAGAAGGGGCGACGGCATGATAGTAATGATTTGCGGCTTGCTGCTGCTTGCCTTACTGATTGAAATATTTAACCTATAAACAAAAAGCCGGCTATATGCCGGCTCTTTTATTACTTAACTAGCACCATCTTAGGCGGCGGGTTTTCCTCTACTAACCGGCGCAACTCAGACTTAGCTAGATCGCCCAATTCAGGCGCACAAAAGATATGCTTTTTAGAATCGAACTCGCGCGATTTGAGCCGCCCTTTATCTTGCCAGCCCGCTTCCTTCAACGCGTGCAATAGCGCAGCCTGTGGCACTTTAACGCCGGCAGGGGCTTGCCCTGCTAGCCTATCGCACAAACTATGGAATGGAGAGCCTACAACGCCCTTAGAGAACTCGCCTGTCCTATTGCGTAGCATATCCACAAGATACGATTCCGCCATGCTCATACCATGCTCAATCAGATTCGCTTTAAATTCGGTCATCATAGGCGGCGCGCTGGGGTTGAACTTGCTAACATCGCGCCCCATGAGCCAGCCGCCAATCGCTGCAAAGCCGCCAGTCCTATACCAATCCCATATCTTTTTAGCTTTATCTGAACTCATACGCGGCGCAACTGACCACACGCAAAACCACCGGCGATCCTGCGACGCAAGCGAAATAGGCACAGGGTCATTAGAGAACGCCAGGACGAATAGCCTATTGGCCATCATGTAAGGGTGCAAGCCCTTGCGATTAATCGGGAGCATCTCAGGCGGCGCGGCGATGATAGGTTTTAGCTGATTAGCTAATTGCCGACGCGCGGCGGCGTCCGGCTCTTTTAGCTCATTGATGGTAAGAATTTCTGATTCCAACTGGTAGCCCCATTGAGAGTTCACCGAATTGTTATCCATAATTCCACGGTTTTTTAGGTGATCGCCGCAAATAGCCCAGATAAACGGCGCCCAGAATGTATCCTTGCCGCTTCCCTCATCGCCTGCGTGTAGGATTGCGTGATTAACTTTGATCTCAGGGTGTTGCACTTTGAAAGCCATCACATCAAAGATATGGTTTAGCTCGTCAGGCTCAGGCACAAGCTCCTGACAATGATCTAGCCACATTGAAATATCTTTAGCTTCGCTTGCAGTAGTTAGCGGGCGCGCATCTCGCCAGCGATTGCCGTAAAGGTCGCCATCGCGCGACACCAGCACATCTTCACCGGCTGCGTAGGTAATACCAACCAATGCCTTCGCACCCATCGCTTGCCGGTTTTCGTCAAAACACACCGACGCTTCAATCTTACGCCCTGTATGAATAGATTTGCATGGCACATGGCGGAACAATGCGTTAAAGGTTTGCCGGCTGACTTCGCGGCGATCTTGCAAGTCAAAATAGGACTCATCGTCTTGAATGTAAGCAAACCGGTCATACCAACTGGCTTTTTCAATGCGTCCTAGCTCTTTACGCTCAACTTCCGCGATGACTTCGGCAGCCGTATCGCGATAAACTTCGTTCGGTGTCAGTTTAGATAACGCCATATTCATCTTCTCTGCTAATAGCTCATCTCGTAAACCATGATCAACTTCGGGGCCACCATTGTCAGCAACCCAATCAAGAAACATTTGCGAACTAAAGTCCACGCAATGACCATGCAAGCAACAAAAACTACGATCTAGGGGCTTATAACGACCTTCAATGTTGCCATCGGTATGCTCTGCGTTATTAGGGCAAACGATACCCATCCAGCCTTCACCATTGGCAGGCGATAGAATCATGCCCTGCTCGTTGAGCCAAGTGACAACCGAATCTTTGCCTGTGTCAGCAAGGCGAATAGCTACGTTGGTAGCAGTATCGGCAGCGTCAGGTACCACATCAAGGGCGGTACAGATATCTTCTAAATTGTATTCACGCTCAGGGTGAAACTCAGTTAGCACAGACGCAAAGTTACCGCGCCCAGGCTTTAAGTTCACGGATCCAGGCAAGCGGAAGTTACGAACCGCATTAGTTGCGCCTGGGTCGGTGTAGCCTGCCTTAGCAATCGCTTTAATAGCTGCGGTGAAGTCACCCTTGGTTGGCTGTTCTTTAAACGCGTAACCCCATTGGAATGATCCTTCGGACGTTTCCATAATCCAAGTAGGTGCAAGTGGTGGCTCTTTAGATTTGGTGCCGATGTCATCTAACATCATCACAAGGACATACTCGCAGTTGGCGGCGCTTGCTGATACCTTGCCATCGGCAAAGCGATCAAGAATAAACGAGCCTGTATTGCCGTAGATTGCCCAA